GCCGTGTAAGCCGTCTTCGCCGCCACAAACCACACATAAGGATGTGCGCCTGTGTTCGTCGAAGTATCGGTTTGGTAGGAGACATAACGATCTGCTCCTACTTCACGGATAGCTACATGGTGATTATTCACCGGTAGCTGACCCTTTTTGATGTTCTTAAAGTTGGGAGTCGTTGTACCTGTCCAGCTGCGAGAGGCTCGAAAGCGCGACTTAACAACAGGTGGGTCAAAAGTAACCCCACTTGAAGAAAGTTGCCCCTGCGATTCCTCCACATACTGAACGTTACGAGACTCTTGTGCTCTAGGAATACTCATCAGGATTTAGTATACGTGTACCGAGAGTCATTAAACGACTCTCGAACCCTACCAAGCAGAGAAATCCGCCTGATAGCCCAAGAGGGTTCCTCTCCATCTATCACTATCATCGGCCGAATTGCTTCAGCCAATGTAAATGGTAGACGGGTCTTTCCCTCTAGGCGCCGGCCCTTCTTCATCACACTACAACTTAGGTAAAGGTGGCGGATACGACAACGATCAGGAGTAATAACCCTCCAATAAAACCTCTGTAACCCGGATAAATCCAGGTACGGAGAAATATAGAAGGGAAACCCCCGATAGTTGAAGCATTCGTACCAATACCATATATTGCGTGTGAAGTCGAAGAAGCGTGACGCTTTTACCCGCTCGACAGTCATCGGGTTAGGAGAAGCCTGAGTAACATACCCCAGGATTCTTTCGGAACTCGGGAGACCGGTATTACCGTCCTCAAAAGTCCCGCTGTTGATTAAGGGAGATCTGGCCGTAAAAGCTACGGTCATAGACCTATCTGCCCTAAAAGGCAAAATAGGATTCTCTCTAGCTCAACGCTGTTGAGCCCAGTAACCGAGGAAAGAAGGGTCAAGGTAATGACGACCACCAAGCCCAGCACCGCGACTCCTGAGTTCCGATGAATACCGGACCTCAAGGCCACGGCGACGTGTTTGACGATCTTCATTTCCCTTAATCCCCCTGATTCGGTTATTGGTAGGAGGGTCTAACGACCCCCTAAAGCGCCCGCTCTTATCATCCCGGCGGAAGATGCGCCAGATCTTTCAAGATTGCAATAGCTGCATCAAGCTCTACATCGTCCATTTTGGTGGGGTCATGGCTCACAAGTAAATCAGGAGGCAACGAATGTTTCTTCGTTGCAACCTTGAGATACGCTGTGAACTGAGCCTCCATCAATTTGCGCGAAGCGGAGCTGACACGGCCGTTGCCTTCTTTACGGATCATGACGTTACCTTTCGTTTGGG